TTATTGAAATTCTGGTACAACATAGACTTTTATAAATACATCATGCTTCATTGCTAATTTTTCTAATGCTTTCTGTCTGTGTTCTGTCACTGTAAAAAAATGAATGATTGGTACTTTCCCATTGTATTTATTTTTGTAATATGCTGTAAATTCACCATATCTACTTATTTTCTCACTGTTAATATTCATCATCTGGGTCCGATCTATTTCTACAGCATTTAATATGTCTTCTTCATCTCGGAATTTCACATCTGGAATAATTGTCTTCTTATTATCATTTACTTTATAACGTATAGGTGTTTCTATCTGCCAGTCATCCGGACAAAACAGATAGAGCCATGCTTCATTTCTCATAAGGCTGTGCGCTAATCGAATTGTTGGTACTATTTTTTCTGTATCATCGAATAACGTGCGCCCTTTTTTATTTAAGTAATATACATATTCTTTTTTATAAACTGTGCTATTAACAAATGGGCTTAAATCCTTTAAAATACGGTTCGCATTTCTTATACCACCTAAATCATGTATAGCCATTAAATGCCTACGTGTAGCAAATTTCAGCTTTCTAATCGAGGTCAGAATCATCATCTGGCGATTCAATTTGATGTGTGTTTGTATATTCATGTTTCTCCACCTCATATTGTTTTAGTACATTCCACATCGTTTCATTTGAAATATAAGGTACTTGTATCTCTGTTAACCTATCCGTTTTAAATAAAGCGCGTCCGGGTATACTTTTAATTGATTCTAATCCGTATTCATCTATAACCACTTGAGAAGCTGTTTGTGTTGGCAATCTGAAACCAAGCTTTGCATCTGAATTTTGTTTCACTTGGCGTGGCAATGTATCCCCTGTTGGGTACTGTGTACAAAAAATTAATCTGAAACCAAGCGCCCCACCAATTCTTGCTATATAAGAAAGCATCCTTTGGCATGCAATTAATAATTTTTGCTGTTCTTTACTCATGCTCTTATCAGGACAAAGCTCAGCCCCTTCATCAACTATAATGAAATATCGTTCTTTTATATTTGTTTCCACGACGTTTGTATAATGCCTTTCCTTCATATAGCACATCTTCTCTTCCATCTTTTCAAGGATTGTATTTAAAACCTGAAATGCTTGAATCGGCTTTTCTGCTATAGATTCAACCTGTTTTAAATTTTGATATGGCCCGAATTCTAAACCACCTTTTAAATCGACAATGTATAAATAAGTATAATCTGGTTGCGCCGTAATAAGAGAGGTCATTACATTCTTTAAAAACACGGTTTTCCCCATACGTGTTAAACCGCCTAAAGTCATGTGAGGTGTTTTATCAAAATTATGAAAAATTAACTCTTCTAAGCTTTGCCCTATAGGCACAATCCATTTCCCACGCTCAACTAATGTTTTTGACCATTCCCACTTATTCGGTATGTCCTTATGAAATACTCGAATACTTAATTTATAGTTATCATAATGAATCCGAACAGGTTTATTTAATCCCTCACTCACAACATCCTCGACCTTCTGAATAATTTTACTCGGCATACCTACAGGTAATGTGTAAATGTATGTTGTACTACGATCATCATCAACATGCTTTTGAAACTTTGGATAATGTAGCTTATCTTCTCTTTTAATAGCAATTCCACTCACTTCAAAAAAGACTTGAATCTTCTTTTTATCAACATCTTTTCGTTTGAACTTATCACTTACTAATGCGAAAGTTAACGCTGCTGCAGGGACCATTAGTAACTCCAGCATAAACACTTCCCCCTTAGATATCCTATAAGGATAACATTGCACTCTTTTGGACTATAACAGGACAAGCATTTTCTTATACCCTTCCTATTGTCCCGACCTTCCACATTGTATTCCTTCATAGAAACATAACTAGAACATAACGTAGAAGATATAGGAACGAGCCTGTGAGTGTTGTATACAAGGTGATACGTGGAAGCCAATGAGGAACACTCTTCCCCATTTTCTCTGCTGCCTTCATCGCGATTACTGACAAGCCTGTCGCTGTCCAAATAATTACCGCTTCCCCTGCTAGTGTCATGTTTAATCCTCCTTTTCCTTTTCACGAAATGTAATACCTTTTCTTGTACGGACGACATCATAACAATCCATTAAAATTTCCCAATTAAAAATATCTTCTTCCTCACCATATAGATCTTCTTCCACCACCTGCGATAAACTGAAATATCCTTTATATTCTTTTCGATCATAAACTTCATGATTTTTCATGTGATTTAGAATAGATTCTGTTTCTGTTCTTGATCTTGCTTCATTGTACATAGCCTTCAATTCTTTTGAAGGATGCAAATACGGAGTAGTGTTCAAATGATTATACTGCCAACGCATATAGCCATCTCCCCTCTTGATGTCCCCTGTTCCACTTGGTATTCCTCGTGGTCTTGATATAGGTATATGAACTAAAATGAAATACATTGCCTGTCCACCTGAAATTTATTTTTTAAAAGGACAAAAATGATTTCACAAGAATATACATATAGGAGGTGTAAATATGCTACGTAGCAATTTAAAACAAATTGTAGATGAAAAAGGGTTACGTTACGGATTTGTGGCTAAAAAAGTTGGTATAGCTAATTCTACAATGACCAACCTACTTCAAGGGGGAACACCCACACTTTTAGTCGCTATTAGAATTGCTAAAGTTCTTGATATGAGAGTAGAAGATATTTGGATGGAAGAAGAATATAAAAATACATAAACATATTCATATAAAATCACACTTCAAAAAGAACAAACGTTCGTGTATAATAATCATAAATCACACGAATCGGGGGATTATCATCATGGAAAATCAAAGTTGGGGTACACCTAAAATAAAAGGTCGCGGGATGGTAAAATGGCAACCCTTCGCAAGTATGCCAGAACAGTTTGCGGGGATTAGAGAAATATTAGATGACTTAAATAAAGTGCCGAAACCAATTATTTCCGAGGACATGCAAGAACAGATTGAACGTAGTCTTATTCATTCGATGCAAACTCATGAAGAAATTCTAATTTCTTATTACCGCGATGGTTTGATTCATGACATGTACATAAATGTTAAACATATAGAACCAATGCTAAAAACTATTTATTGTACGGATGCATTTGGACTAAATACAGAATTTAAATTTGATGAATTAGTGAATATAAATTAAAAAGACCGGCTTTTATTTATAGTCGGTCTTTTTAATTTATGCTTAAAGATATTTATTATATTTTTTCATATACTGTTCTACATATTGCTTTTCTTCTTCCGTTAAGTCTCTTTGCAAAATCGCTATTCTTTTAATTGCTTTTTCTATAAAAATCACATTTTGTTGAGAGTATATTTTAAAATATCCAGCACTCTCAACTTTATTTCCCTCTGTAACTTTTAAATAAAGTTGTCTTGTATCTTCATGTGCTTGTTTAACGAGCTCAAATATGTCATTTTTCATATGCACAGCATGCGCTAGTGATACAACATTCATCTCTGCTAAATTATCAGAGCATTTTTGTATCATATCAGTAATTTCATCTGCACTAAATTTTTCCTGTTCATTTGGTAAAAAAATATACATACTCACATTTCCCAGCAATTCATTAAAACTACTGAGCAACTTGTAATTTATTTTCTGTAGTTCAAATAAAGATTCTAGCTGCTTCTTTGCTCCTTCCTTCCTTTCTTTCACAGTGAATAATCCGTATGTAATAGTTCCACCAATGCCAGCACCTAATAAAGCACTTCCAAATGGAATTAAATCTTTTAGCGCCAGTTCTATATTCATAATTACCTCCTATTCTTTCCGACACCTAATATTTAAATAGATAATAACACAAATATTAAACTTAATAAAAAAAGCCGTCCCATTTTTTGGGGACGGCTTTTTTTCACTTCACATACACATAGGCTTCATTAGCTGTTACATAGTATGTTTTACCTTTACTATTGTGTACTTTATATTGTGGCGAACCGTTTACACTTACTTTCGCATCGATTGTGAATCCTAATCCTACATCTACAGAACCAGCAACATCTTTATCTTGCCAAGATGGAGCATTATAGAAACGTAGATTGTTAACTTTAGATACAACACGTTTCCCTACAATAGAAGAATCCACTGTACTCTTCTTACTAAACTTCACATAAGATGGATCGTTCTTAATCCACTGATCTCCACCAAGATTTAACCAACCATCCTTTTCAGCCCAGACAACATAAGATTCTGGTTTATTTAACTGTCGAATCTTAGAATAGCTTGTACCAGGTCCTTTACGTAAATTAACGTTGTAGCCTTCAATATAAGCAATTCCATCTGTTACAGCTGTTGGTACTTCTGCTGGTTTAGATGGCTTTTCAGGCACAGAAACATCCACATTAGAATTGTTATATGCTCGTTGTACATCTGCTCTAAATTGAGCTTCTGAAACGCCATGAGACTTTAAGTAGTCAAGTGGATCTTCATGAACTGTTCCACCAAGGTATTTCGTTACATCGTAGTGAGTCCATAATCCTTTTTCCACAGATAAACCACGATCACGAAGGATTTTAGCAAGTAACTTCACGTATTTATCATAGCTGCGTTTGAATTTATCGTAATCCGCTGTTTCGCAAAGTTCAACATGTACAAAGCGTTTATTTGCTCCTGGTCCACCACCATAAGCAATATACTTTGTATCAGCAATTTGGATTGTTTCATTCCAATCTACTGCATAATGAACGAATGCATTTCTCCATGTACGAGACTCATATTTTTGAATGTTAATAGCTGGAGCTTCTGGAGTCGCCGTAGAATGAGCTACAACTCCCTCGTAAGCACCAACACCGTAACGATATGGTTGTTTAGGTAAATCAGGAATAATAAGCGTTCTATCAGCAAAAGCACTTGTAGCAAACGAGCTAGCAAGTACTAAAATCATAAGAAACGAGGTAATATGTTTCATTGTCTTTTTCATTTAGCATCAACATCCTTTTTCATAATTTTTGTGTGGTCAAATAATCCACTTGCTGACAATCCAATGATGATTCCTTGAAATACATTTGTTTTGATATCTCCGCCCAAAAATAAAACGCCTAGCACAATGCCAAGCGTTACATTCAATAGCGGAACATATTTTGTTTGTAATCCAATTGTTTTGACTATCTGCGACAGACCAACTACAATTCCAATCATTACGGCTAAACCAACCATTACATACCACCTCCTTTCAAAAAGAAAGTGAGTGCTGCCCCAATAATTCCACCAACAATAAGACGTAAAATCCAAGTAGTATTGGCACTGATTTTATCTAGTTGTTTGTTGATATTATCAATATCTTTCTCGTTGCCTGTTGTACGCATTTCCAAACTTTTAATATCAAACCGTATTTCTTTAATTTCTTGTTTCATTTCTTGTACATCATTTTTTACATCTTGTAATCCTTCCACTTTGACCACCCCTTTTTATGCAATAAAAAAAGAGCGACATATTTAACTGTCTCTCTTTGGCTTATTCTTTTTCGATTGGTGCGACTTGTTGTGCCGCTATTTGTTCTTCAAGCATTTTAATTTTCGCTTCCATCTCTGCCTTTTCTCGTTCTAATTCTTCTTTTGTAGGGGCGAAATATATTGCCTTTACTGATTTTTCTATTTCTAAATCAATTGCCTGTAACTCTGCAACCCTTCCATTCCAGACAACCTTATAATTTTGTATAGTGTCAGTTACATAGCGGTCAACTCGGAAAAAATGTATATAATCGCTACTCGGTATAATATGTTGTCCGCATTCTAACCTTGTTATATTCCCTGCTTCATCCGAATCACAGTACATACATGTTTTATATCGTTCATACAGTTCGTATTTTTCTTTAATTTCCATTTTCATCACCTTTCTTGCCACGCACTTAATAACCTTGCATATGCGGTGTTATTTGCACTATTGGATGCTAATTTCAAATAGATATACTTCATATTTCCTGTTGGTACACCCAGATCAATCATGGCATTTACATAATAATCATCAGAAATCGTTTTACTATGCATGGTGTACCATAAGTCCTTTCCGTCTACATCGGTTATTTTCACTTGTGCCGCTGAACCCGGATCAATCGCAAGACTTAATGCAAAAACTAAATATCTTCCCGTGTGTTTAAATGTATAGTAATTACAATTTGACCATGTTGTATTTCGTGTCGCGTACCAATAGGCACTATAATTCACACCTGGGGACATAAATGGTGGCTCATGAGAGCTAACATTCATATCAAAATTGGCTACCCCATTTATGATTAAATTGTAACCATCTTCTCGTTCTATGTGTATAGCACCCTTTTTCGTATAAACACCACGATAGTCCATTCTTGCAAAAGAATCTGATTTCCCTGTATTTGCTGTGATCCCATCGGCGCCCAATGTTATGTTTGTTGGAAGTGGGCTTGTTAGACGTAAATCAGTTTGGATTTTTTCAATCTTATCTCGTACTTCATCTGGATTTTCTGTCCATCCAGTTACTATACTACCTTCTTGAAATGACATCTCAATTACATTTAATGTACCGGATGCTATCCCATTAAAAATATAAGGAGAAAAATATAAATCCTTATCTTTCGGTGTTAAAAAAGTGACGTATAACCTTTTCCACTGTTTTGATAAAAATGATTGATCATACTTAATAATTTCAACCATTTGTCCTGCTGTATCTTTTGCTGTATGCGCCCAAAAATGAAGTGGAGTTATCGTTGTTCCATTCCCTGCTGCTGAACCGTATGCCATTGTAGAATACGTATAATAGGTATTTCTTTTTAAAGGTATATTCGGTTCAAGGTACTTAACCCCTTGTGGCATAGGAACCCTTAACGTTCTCTTTCCGTTATATAAAATTGAACTGTCTGGAACACCGCCACCTTGTCCATTGTCTCCCCACAGCCGATTCGCAATAAAGTCCGCTGTATTTTTTAACATGTTACCACCACCAGCGGTTTGCTCATCCACATTATTTTTCGCTTTCGCTTGAATAACTTCACTTAGAGCATCCACAGATTGATAGTATTTGAGCCATGTATCACGCCACACGGTGGGGGTGATCGGGATAACCTTGTCTTTATTACCAATGGATGTATCCCATGCATCAATCGGTGTAAGAGCTTCTAGATACGTTTTTAAATTTGTGTATTGAGTTGCTACAGCTATATAGTTCGTATCTGAAGTTGGTATTCCTATATTAGTAGCCTGTTTTCGGACAGAGTAAAACTCACCTTTGCCACCACTATCCAAAGCGGTTGCGGCTGGCAAGGTGTTTGCTGTATCAGGCAAAACAGATCCAATTATATTTGCTAGTTTATCTTTCACATAACTTCTTTCTGTAATATCAATCTTCGAATCGTCAGCAAGGTTTGAAAGAGTAGTAGCTGCATTTTCGATTTTGTCATTTGCATCCTTATCTAAAGATGCTAAGTCTAGGGATTGAACTACCCAACTCTTCCCATCCCACATTTTCATAACGTTGGGTTTAACAGACGAATCTATCCATAGTGTTCCTGTAGTTGGATTACTAGGAGCTGAACCACTAATTAATGCATCGTTTAAATCAAGTAACGTTATAAAACCTGCTGCTTTTGGCACACCATCACCTACTCAATCTCACAAATTACAGTGCCTTTACCCGTAATTTCTGAAGCTTGCACCGTAAGTGTTTTTCCTGTTTTGTAATTTGTTGTTCCACCCCAATTTGGAACCATCGTTCCACCTGCATTATATAAGTACCATCTGTATTGATATTTTGTTCCAGCTGCATCTACTTCTGCACCAGCTTGGTACACTTTCGCAATAACTTGTACCGTACCTTGTCCGTTTTTAAAGACATTTCCTGTTAGCGCTATTGGTGTAACTTGCAATGGATCTGTTTGGTCTGCAAACGTAACAACATCTACATACGTTTTAGAACTATAAGTGGCAATACATTTAAAAGATGCCATCCCTGCTACTGCTCCGGCTGGAATTGTTAATTTATCAGTGGTATATCCACTTGTTCCTCCGCCTGTTGCTGTGGCAGTAAGTTTTAACCATCCAATACCTCCGCCTTGGTCCGTAGAAACGGAAGCATCTTGTTTATACCATTGATAAGTAACGCCTGTTGTTTGCTGCGTAGAACCATTAAACACATCGCACTCAGCGATAAGGCTACCTGCACTATTCCTAAAAATGTTTCCATTTGGCGCCCATACATATGCAGCAATAGCATTTTGACCGTTCGCACCATTACTACCATTTGTTCCATTCGTTCCGTTTGTCACCTTTACTAATTCAATATCCAATTTAGATGTGATATCCAATCCTGTGGTTGGATCAGTCCACACCACTTCACAAAGATATACTTGCTGATTTTTAGATGCTAAAATATTCGTTTTAATTGTGAGTGGTTTTCCAGCTCCAGTACCGATTGAATAATTTGTATCATTTGCAATTGGCGTGTTATTACCTTGCTCATACCATGTAATGCTCTTTGCTTGTCCGATAATATCGGTTGCTGTACCCGATACAAATAAAGAAGGCGTTAATATCATATTATTTGTCGCCCAGTTAGGCGTATAAGTATTTCCATTCGGGTTAAAAATTTGTACTTTCGCCTGATTTGATCCAATGTAACCCGTTAAACTTTTTGCATCATTTATATCAATTAAAGTAATCTGACCAGTTGCTATAGGTCCCATTTGATTTCTCCCTTTCTTTTTCTACTTGTTTACTTCACATGTAAATGTAGCTCTTATATCTACATCCAAATTTGTAATAATAACTTTCTTACCAGCATTTTCATGCGCCTTATTCCATGTGTTATCACCAAGCGAATCAGCGGACTTTCTTGTCCATTTATACATAAAATCAGTTGTATTCGTAACGTCTGTTGCTCCATGATACACACGCGCTTCAAGCTCTGTACTAATTTGACCGTTCTTAAATGTAGTTCCGTTCGTACTTCGAATCTCAACCTTATATACAATGTGATTCGTTACTTCATCTACATTTTTTTGAGCGGTATCGGCAATCTCTTTTGTACGAAACAAGATTAACTCATTCATCTTATTCCTAGATTCAAAGTAATTCGTTAAACAACTTTTATATCTGTCACCATTGATAACCGAATCTTTTATCATATTACTCGGTGATAAAATGGCTGCCTGATTATTTTCATCATGTTCAACGGTTAAAAAGTTTTTCAGTTCTTCATATCTTTGTGTATACATATCCCTTTCGAAAATCTTTTCTTCCGTTTTCCAATACCCTGCCGCAATCTTCATGGTGGAACTATACTCGTTTTGAATCTTTACCCACTCTGCACTTAGAAATTGTTTTTCAATCACTGTAATTACGTTATCTTCTGATAAATTATCGATTAAAGTATCTAGCCTATTAGAAACTTTAAAAGGATCATAACCATCTTCAAAAAATGTACCCGGTCCAACCTTAATGTTATTTGCTTCAAATTGACCGACAACACCTACTGAAGCAACAATCCCTTCATAAGTAATAGCTTCCTTAAAGGTTCTCCCACCATCTCGACTAACACCAAATCCAGCGCTGTTTAGAGCAACAAGGTTATTTGGATTTTTAGGATTAATGCCAAGTATGCCATTCTCAAATGTTAATTCTGTTTGAGCATTCTTAATTGCTTCACTTGCACGTTTAACTCCTTCATCTAAGGCATTGTATTTAATTTTCCCATCTTCATTTACAACGCCACTCATTGCCTTCTGTACGGTTTGAAAAAGTGTCCCACCAAAAGATTTTTTATAGTTAGCTAGTGTAACCCTACATGCAATCGGCTCTAACTTCGCATTAAATACTTCCTCAATCTCCATAATTCTGGTTTCAATATCAATATCCATTGGCTCATAAATTAAAAGAACCCGATCCCCTTCATTCGGCACATTATAAGGGTATCCGGCTTTTCTCAAATCTATAAAGTCAATTGTCATACTAACAACTGGCGTGTCCTGTAGGTTTTCTTTTAATGCTTTGTCTAATCCATCTATGGTTGTAAAACGTTCGTCATCGATGGAATCCGCTTCAATTAGCCCAAATTTATGTACATTCGGACTGGTATATTCTCTCTCTAACCCGTCTTTACCATATCCACGAATATAAGTCGCAAGGGGCTTTGTATCAATTTCTCTTTCAAATGTTTTGATATTGAAATTGTATCGAAACTGAAAATCAGTATCTTCCCCTATTTTTTCTTTAAAACTTGCGAGATTTCCACGCAACGATATTTCTGCCTTATAACGCTCTAATTTTTTTTTTAGTAACGCCAAGCGATTATCTTTTCCAAACTCTTGAAAATCTTGTGCGTAAAACTGATCAATAATTGCTGTTTTATAACCGGTTCCTTCGAATACAAAATCTACAGCATCACGAAACGTCATGCTGCCATTGTGAACTTTGTACTGTTGTTTATTCAGCATATTTACGTAAAATTCATGAATACATTCAACTCTTTTGTAAAATTTTCTTTCTATCGTTCTCTCCGTTAAATGCTTTACGATATAAACTTCACCATCAAATTCAATTTTGCTTTCTTCTTGTACCAATGGAAAAGAATGTGTATTTTCTTCCGTAGGATATAGTATAAAACTGATTCCTTTTTCCCCATTTACCCTACGAACTCTAGTGATAGTTGGAAACCCTGTTAGTATCTCTGTATTTCCTGCTATATCAGTTACTGTAACTAATTCCAACATCACACCTCCTTTCTATAAGTATTGGAAACGAAAATCGAATGAAATAGAAAAAGCGCCTTTAGCGCCTGTAACTTCGAATTCGTTTATTCCAGCCTTCAAAGATATTGCCTTTCTATTTGTATCTCGAACAATGGACAAGCTGTTTTTCGTACTTCTCACTTGATCTATCACAATTGTATCTTTATCTGTTGTTATGCCAGTATAAATCCATTCTTCTTTCGTTGTTTTGTTTTTAACCTTGAGGTTTTCAGAAGCACCTTTAAAGGTAATTCGTAAAGGCATTTCCCTTGGATCAACTTCTACATCACCTTTATTATCAATAGTGAATGTAGCTGTTGTTCTTGTATACTCTGTTTGCATCTTTTCTAACGTCGATTGTAAGGATTCAGCAAAAGCATTCGCTGATTTATACTGAATTTCTATAAGACTGTAGTTTCCGTTCGCTTGTGGTTCTACTTCATACTTATTTGCCACTCGTACTTTCCAACGCTTCTCAGGCTCTCTATTTGAAACAATATAAAATGGAGATTGCGAAGCAAAAAGACGGAACATAAAATTTCGAACTTTATAAAAATCATCTATCCCATGTGGTTCTGCGAGAAATAAAGATTTAATATCGTCCCTTGAATTAAAACTTCCACCTAAATCAATTTCTCCATGTCTCCCATCTAACTTTTCGTATCCAGTGTTATAGAAAGGGGAATTAGGAAGAAAGTTTAAGACAGTAAGTTTGTCATTAGATGAAATAACAAACTTAGAACCATCTTCCTGAATAATTGTAAGAGTTTGATTTGTCATCGTCTCACCCCTGCATTGTATAAATCTGTCTCGAATTTCTGTCCTTGCAATAGCTCCAATGGAGATATTAATAATTCCGCAAGAACCATTCTATCTACTACAATTTGTAATGGTCTTTGTTGTGCAAGGTCTTTGTTACTATATGGCATATATTGTCCCTTATCTGGATTATCATTGTCTGGTCGATACTGTATAACATTAGGATTATCAGATAACACTTCTCTCCATCTAGAAAGATTACCAACATCATAAATTGAAAGTCCTTCAAAACGTTCCATTTGTCGTCCAATTTCTCTAACAATATCGCGCATACTCTCAGGAATATGAGTAATCCAATCGTTTTGCCAATCTCCATCCACAAAAATTGCATTAAAATATTTGGTTAACGGATCGTCACCTTTAAAACTAAATATTTCTTCTGGTTTAATAGAACGAACACCATCAATTGCCTCTGTAACAGAACCCTGCAAGGCATCTCGTACTACAGAATATTGACTCTTAATCCCGGTTGCAAGTCCTTGCGCCATTTGAACACCTGCAAATGCTAAATTATTGGATTTTAGCGTATTTACAAGAGACTTATACGCATTTGTACCAAGAGTGCGGCTTTCATTTTCTGCCATATAAGATGTTTTTTGAATCCCCAGCGCAAAACCTTCACTAAAAGGTTTCCCCCCTTGATCACGTGTCAATCGTGAGGGCGAGTTCACATTAAGTGTAGCTTTTAACGCTTCAAATGCACCTCTAGCTAAACTAGACGCTACATTTTGCACATTCCATTTCCCATTAGAAATACCACTAGCAAATCCACTTGAAAATGCTTCACCAGGGCTAACAGAACTAACGCTTTTTAATCCGGAATTTCCACTCTCTGCTACATTAGAACCACTTGATCTTGCTCGTCCCTGGGTATTCTCCATACCTTGAGCGAACTCATTTCCACCTTTTTGACCGTGTGGCGTACCATTAACGTTATTAAAGCCAGCATGAGCTGAAGCTACAGCTCCAAGAGCACTCCCTCGGATATAACCATTTTGATTGACGATACCACTTGCAAAACCTTGGCCCCCTTGACTACCTGCCGGATTTCCATTAATCGTGTTAAAAGCACCATGAGCACTAGCAACTACTTGCAAAGCACTTCCTCTAATATAGCCATCTTGATTTATTATCCCTTGTCCTAATTCACTTCCGCTCTTATTCCCTCCACCGCCATCGGTTGTACTTCCCATAATACCTTCCACAGCTTGTTTTTTTCCTGCTGCCGCATTCTCGGGAGCTGTATTACCAGAAATACCATTAGCCTGCGTTTGACTGGTATCAAATCCCACTTGCGTTAAGTCAAGCTTTGCCCCATTTTCAACCAATAAAGCAATTGCCTTTGCGGCTTGTTCAGCGTTAATAGAACCATTTTGCATACCTTGTACCAGCGTTTGCACATTGAATTGCCCTGCTTCTCCAAGATCAACTTGAACATTACTTTTAATATCTAATCCCATAGTCTGTGCGACTTGTTGTAATGGTAATGCTCCAATTTGCATTCCATTAATTAAAGTTTGTATGTTGTTTTGACCTTCTTGAGTGGCATCAACTTTCATTCCATTTTTAACGTTTTGTTGGAAGAATTGGAATACTGTATCAAATGACAATGTTCCATTCTGAAGTCCTGTTATCCACGAATCCATTGTCATTTTTCCGTAGATGCCAAGATCAATCGTGGTATTACCTTGCATATTTTTACTTAGGAATTCTCTTACTTCTCCTGTATCCTTAGTTTTGATGCCTTCAATCCACTTTTGCATAGACTCAATACCACTTTGTGAAAGGTCTACTTTATATACATCTTTTAATTTATTGGCATTTGCGGTTGCTACAGCTGAAGAATCTAATTCACCTTTTTGAAGTTTTTGTAAGAATGTATCTATCGTGAATTGTCCTGCTGGTCCTAAATCAATTTTCATTTTACCGTCAATTTCTTTTGCCATTGATTCAGCTAACAACCTAGATGACTCAGTTCCTTTTTGAAGTTCAGAAAGATACATTCCAATACTTTCAATCTTAGACTTACCATATTGCAACTCATATTTAAGTAATTTATCCTGATAATCTTTTTCCGCTTTTTCTTGATCACTTCTGAATCGATTCTCTAAATCTGTAGATTTCTCTCGATAACCCCAGGCCGCTTTAATACGTTCGCCCCATCCTTTATCTTCCGCTTCAATTCGCTTAGCCTGTGATGCTAAGACTTCTGCATCTTCGTCCTTCATATGTTGCTGTAACACTTTAAATCCATCGTTCCTGATTCCTTGTAGATCATTCACATGTTTTGATTCGTAAAGTGCAATAGCATCTAATGTAGCTTTTCTTTCCTCGGGTTTAATTTCACCCAGTTTAAAAGCCTTCTCTACATTTTCACGCCATCCTTTAGTTTGTTTTTCTAAAGATTTCACGCCATCTTCATATACTTTTATGATGCTTTCGAAACGCTTTTTACCAGCATCTAAAGAGAGCATCCCACCAGATTCGATTTCTTTTGAAATTGACGTTATTTCTTTCGCTTTTGTATAGAATTGTTGAACATTCTTGTCTGCAACCTGTAATGCTTGTTCAAATTTTTGAGCAAAATCTTTTGGCATTTTCATAGTATCGCCTTGATACCTTTTAATACCTTCTTCCAAGATCTTTTCAGCCTGTGTAGCAACTTCGATTTCTTTATTGATGGATTCAATCACATTATTCTTAACTTGTTCCAAAGTTTGTTTTGCACTTTCAGGAACTGTTCCCATCAACTGACTAAACATCTTATTAAACTCGCTTTTCTTTCCTTCTAATTCTTTAATGACTTCATTCGTCATACGTTGGAAAGCTTTAATTGTTTCATCAGCTGCTTTATTTGCTTCTTCTCCTGTTTTAAGTTTCAAATCCATCATATTATTAATAGCTTTATCTTTTAAATCTACATAAGCGCTAGCTGCTTTACTTGTTGCTTCACTTACATTCTGACCAAACTTAGACATATTTGTTTGAGCTTGATTAGATTTTTCATTTAAGTCCACTATTGCTATACCAAGCGCTCCTACAGCAAGGACTGCTCCTGTAATCGCTAAAGCAATTGGATTTGCCAATAAAGCACCTACACCCATAGCAAGAAAGCCTAACGCTGTAGTTACACCTGCTATCCCAAAAGCTAATAATGCACTTTTAGCAATCGTACTTTGTGTGGATTCATCTAAATTATTAAACCAATCTACTACACCTTGCACACCTTCTACCACATCAACTAATATTGGTAACAAAGCATCACCGAATGATTTTTTCAGTGTATCTACAGCACCACTTAGCTGCTCCATTTTACCTTTAGTCGTGTTCATCTTCGTCTCAGCAACTTCTAATGCTGTTACCTTTGACATTTCCGTATACATATTTTTCACACCATTTGCGCCCTCTTTATAAAGGATGTTAGCGGCACGAATAGCATCAGATCCAAATAACGTATACATGTAAGATTGTCTTTGTTCAGCCGTTAACCCTTGCATTGCCATTTGGAGAACTTCAGCAATATCGGACATGTTTTTTAAGTTTCCATTTGAATCAAAAAAGGCGTTTGTCATGATACCAGTTGAGAAGGTTAACTTCTGAAATGCTTTCTCAGCTTTTTCAGAACCAACTTTTACACCCGCTTGTTTAGCTGCGTATTCAGATAAAGATCCAGTTACATCTTGAAATGACGTTGAAGTTGGCTTAATACCTTTTTCTCCAAGAAACTGCATTGCCTTTCCAGTATCGATTGTTATTAATCCCAACTCGCTAAACATTTCGTATGCTTCGTTAGATTTAGGAATTAAGTTTGCAAGCATTGTTTTCAGTGAAGTACCTGCATCAGAACCTTTTAAACCGTTCTGTGCAAATAAAGCTAAGGCTGTTGTAGTATCTTTAAAACTTAGTCCTACACCCGCTGCCACCGCTGAAACCATCGATAAACCAAATTTCAATTCACTAACATTCGTTGCGGAAGCATTTGCTGCACCAGCCAATAGATCAGCTGCTTGAGCTACTGATAAATTATCATCCTTGAACGCATTTAGAGCTGTCGAAGCAATTTCTGCTGCATCTCCCAATTCCAGTTCCCCAGCTGTCGCTAGGTTAAGAGCGCCTTCTAAACCACCATTAATAATGTCAGTTAAACTTACCCCAGCTTTAATTAACTCTTCAATTCCTTGTCCTGCTTGTACAGAAGAATATTTTGTTTTTTCTCCCATTTCTACAGCAAGTTCACTAATCTTTTTCATTTCATCGCCAGTTGCACCAGAAACTGCTTGAATATCCGCCATCTTCTGCTCAAAGTTCATCGATTCTTTCACAGCCACCGCAAGTCCTGCTCCGATAACACCAGTCATTGCTGCAAAGGTTGTTCCGACTTGGCCGCCAACGTCCTGCATTTTGTTCCCTGTATCACGCATCCGTTCTCCAGTACGATGAAGGCGATTCTGTTGTTCCGCTAATTCGCGGTTTGTTTCTCTTATCTCATTTTGAATCCGCTCTTGAGCTGTTTCAGCACGATTCATAGCAATTGTATTGTTATCGATTTGCGTATTTAATCGCTGTAATGCCTGGCCGTTTGATGTATATTCAGCTTGAAGCTGCTTTAATTCTTGCTTCAATTGTTTAGCTTCTTGTGAATTACGTCCGAAGTTTTGTACAGCTTGGTTATACTGTGTTTCAAGGCGTTCCATCGATGCTGCCAATGTTAAATTAGATGCTTGTAATTGTTCTTGCTTTTGTCTTGCTTGTTCAATTTTTTGACGGTAATGCTCTACTTTTTGTCCTTGTAGAGTGAACTTTTCATTCAAATACGTTAATTTATTTTGTAACTGCTCTACAGAATTCCCAAGTAACCTAGCACGCTCACTCGTTAAATTAAACTCTGAGTCTATTAAGCGTAAACCACGATTAATTCCTGCAACACCATTTTCAAACCTTTGGGTGTCAAGTGTGACCCGGGCACCAATTTCCATATCTCCAGCCATTTATCTCACCTACCTTTATAACCAAGCTGGTGCTTGATCAGCTGTTCGAACAACTTTTTTATCTTCTTGCTGTTGTTTGTAGCCTAATGTTTTAAAAAAGAGGACTAAATCCATTTGATTTATATCTGCTTGAGATATACCAGAATCTTGAAGCATGCTATAAATACCAAGCATTAATTCTGTCGGTTTGAATGGTTCCTTCTGTTTCTCGTTTTCTTTTTTTTTGATGAATTTGTCTTCGAATCAATAGCATTGATAATAGCAACTGCTTCAGCAATACGCCCTATAATCGCTAAACAAATAGAGTAAATAGTTGAAGTTAAAAACCAAGCATGTATACCATTAAGGAAATCCTCTACCGTGAAGCGATTACCAAACAATTTAACAACAAATTGAGTAGCTTCTTTTAATAAATCAAATTGAACAGTTTCAGCATTTAACTTTTCTGTCCACTCTGCCGCCGCAAATGCATCAGTAGCCGAAATGAAATTAGGTAGAAAGAAAGTTTTTTTACCAGTAGATAAATTTAAAACCAATTTAAACGTTTCTGTTTTTTGTGTTTCTTGCATAATTGAATCTCCTCTCATAAATAAAAGGCACAGCATTTCGCTGCGCCTTCTCATTGTCAGATTTCTTAAATTTAAGATCCTGCCACTACTGGTGGACTTGGTACTGTTTTGAACCAATTTGAAGCTACAGAAGCGTCTGCACCTGTTGATTCTTCATCTAAAATATGTCTCCAATTCCCATCTTCACGTTGAATTGCTTTACATTTCACTTTAGATGATTGGAAGTTCGGTTTGTCTTCTGCTGTTTTGTGCTCGTCCTCTGGAATTTCAAATTTTGTTTTATAGTAGCAATAGAATTTATTTTTTCCGTTGTCTTTTGGCAAGCGATATAAAATTGCTACATATGGTGCGATGTCATTTACGTTATCGACAACTTGCCCTTTAACAACCTTCTTACCTAATACCTCTGCATACACTTCTAATGGCAATGAATCTACTTCAAATTCAAGTTCTACTCCACCAAAAGCTGAAGCTGTCGCTCGTGGACCACCTTCTGCGTAAAACGTAACAGATTCGGATTTAGGTGATGCTTTCCCACTTACCGTGTAACCAACTCGTTTAGGCGTGGCATAGGTAGCCTTACCATCAGGTGTTTCTGTTAAAATTGCATAATGTAAATCCCTAAAATCGATTGGAATAGCCATTTATTTTCCTCCTAAAGTTTAATGTCAGTACGAAATCTCATACCATAGTGATATATTTTCGTATCTGATTCGTATAAATTTGCTGTTGTAATACGCTTAAAACCTATATTTTTCATAGAACTATTTACCGCTTCTTTTAAATCACCCTTAACTGGCATGAAAGACCAAATATCAACTTGAAATAAAATAGTGCTGGTAGATTCCGCTCCTTCAGCGTATCTTCCAGCACCATTATCTAATTCAGAATAAGTGATCCATGTTTTGCCGTTGTCATCTCCACGAATCATGTTATAAATGTATTCTCCACCTAGCTTTTCCACAATAAAAGGAGTCGTAAGAGCACGTAACACATCTTTTTCTAAAAACCTCATACGATTTGCAACGCCGCTGCAAAGACATTTCTCATTTCATGAACTGCCTTTATTTCTGTATGGGTTACGGTCTTTTCTATGAATCCTTTATGCGGTGGATGTGGCATTTTACTGGTTCCCCAGTTTTGGAATTTCATATAAAAGTGTGGAGAATTATCATCTTTTTCCCATCCCACACTAATAGATTTGACTCCATTTCGATTCTTCACTTTACCAACAAGTACTTCATCTTTTGCATGCTTCCCTGTTCGCCAAGATTCTTTAGGTGAAGGTGGTTTAGGAGATGCACTAGCTGGACTTTCTACCTCTAATGCATCTTTCACTACTTCAGCGCCCTTTTTTAACGCCGTATTTTCAACTGTTTTTACGTTTCTTCCCAATGCTTCGAAACGCTGAATAGCTTCCTGGATCCCAAAGGTCGTTACTTCTGCCATATGGATCTCTCCTCGCACACTAAACAGATTTCATTATGCTGTTCATCAACATCTATAACAGCTCTAATTTCAAATAAACGCCCGTCATATAAGACGCGCATTTTCGTATCAATCCCTCTACGAAATCGCATAAAAAAATTCACTGTGCGAACCGCATTTTCGGTGTTTCCAGTGAATATTTCATAATTGAATCCCTTTCCGAATGGTGTTTTTGCCCTTGCCCAAACAGTGACAACATCTTTCCATTCTGACGGAACTGGATTCCCTTCTTCATCTTTTTTATTTGTGATTTCTTGCTGAATTGTTATTCGTTTATTTAATTTACTTGGATTCATGATTATCACCGTAATTATAGTCCCTTAATTGTAATATAGTGGTTTCTAATGAATGCTTTAATGCTGGGACATTTAATGACTTATCTTGATTCTCATAGTTTAATAAAACATGCGTTATTACCGCGATTTTATATAGTGCCTTTTCACTTTCAGGAACACCAGATTGCAATAAGGATTCTTTCGCTCCATCGATTAGAAGTTGAATATCTGTATCCTCTTCATTTCCATCGATTTTCATTTTTCTTTTTAATAGCTCTAACATATACTCACCTATGATCCTGAAGCATTGGTTTTCGTTGATAATTCAACGCTTAACGGAGAATTTAATCCGTTATTTCCAACAGCTTTCACTTGATAAGAATATGTTGTATCACCAGTTAGACCTGTGTCTTTATAGGTCGCTGTTACTGATGTCCCTACTTGTTTTCCATTGCGAAGTATTTGATACTCTTTAATGCCCCCATCATACACAACAGGAGACCAACTAATGTTGGTCGTTGTTACTGCTGTAGAATCAACTTTTAACCCTGTTGGTCCTTGGGGAGGATTAGGGTGTAGTTTGTACTTCAGCGATACGGAATGCTGATTTCAGTTTGATTTTATGGTCAAACCAAGCTGTTAAAACAAATAGTTCAATACCTGTTTTTACATCCTTGTCACGATCATAAATCATATTCGGATCGTAGTTGAAGTGAGAATATCGGAAATCACCAACAATAGGATTCACTGCTGAATCACAGAACTTTACTGGCTTCCCTAAAACTTGTTCTGGTTGAGCGTTATATAAAGTAGCACTACCATTAGCAAGGGTTTCAATTATTTCTAAATAATCTGCGTAACGCATTTCAATAGTTGCATTTGCGCGGAAATCTTCATGCAAATCTGCAATTGCTGACTTAATAGCTTTATATAAAGTTGCGCCTTTAACTGACTTAATGCCAACTTTATAGAATGACATAGATTCTTCTCCAGTTTTAGGTGTTATAGCAAATGCTACTTTCTTCTCTTTTGCTGCTAAACCACTTTCTAACGCTTGATCTACAGTTTGCACTAAGTTTGTATCAGTTGCTGCTAAAACAGTCTCTGAAATAGGTACAAACACCTTAAATTTATTACGTCCGAAGGTTACAACATCACCTTCCGCTTTTAATTCTTTTGCTGTTGCTGTATCAGCAATAAAATCATCATCATCTAATGTAAAAGTAACTTTAGGGATTTCAAGGTTTGTTACACTTGTAAATGTAGATACGTCTCTTAATGGGTTTTTGACAAATGGTTCATGCAATAATTCATTTGTCATTGTAGTTGGAAGAATCTTTTCGCCACCTGTTGAATTTTTATCACCAAGAGCTGCTCGTGCTTCTTGTGACAAGGTACCTCCACGAATTGTAGCTCGAACCAATTCTGCTTTCGCTGCAACTACCTTTTGCTTTGGGTCTTCAATAGATTGCAAGCCAGTTTGAGTTTGAAATTGTGCTTTTTGTTCAGCTTCCATCGTGTCATGTTGTTCTTTAATTACATTAAAACGCATTTGAAGATCTTGCTTGGATTGTTGTAACGCTTTAAGACTTTCCATAGTTGTGGATGGATCAATCGCCTTCTGAGAAAGCTCACTCTCTACTTTTTGTAGTTGTTGACCAATAGTAGATAAATTTTGTTTTAGTTCAAACAATGTATTTTTTGAGAAGTATTGAAAGTTACCAATAGATAATCGAAATTTATTTTTCATTAATGAATTCCTCCTAAAATTGTGTTTATATAGTTCACGTTTGCTTTCGCTTCTTCGGCAATTTTTTGTCGTTCTAACATTTCGTTTGGCGATACGTTTGCTTGTGTATTTACTAATTGTTGTGGAATATTTTTGTATTCCTTCACCCATTTTTCATCTAGACATGCTGCGGCATTATTTGCTGAGATAATTTCATCACAAAGTCCATACTCCATAGCTTCATCAGCCGATAACCACGTCTCTGCATCTAGTAATTGTTTTAATATATCTTCATCTAACTTATCACCAGCACGAGTTAAATAGTGTTGCACCATCGATTGGTTAATACGTTCAATGTCATCCGCTGCTTTACGTAGCTGATCAGCATTTCCTGATGCATATGTCCATGCATTGTGTACCATCAACATTGAATTAGCATACATAATTATTTTGTCTGAAATCATCGGTAATACTGATGCGCATGAAGCACCTATGCCATCAATATAGGAAATAACCTTTGCTGGATGTCGTTGTAACATTGCGATAATAGCCATTGTTTCAAAGACAGATCCACCTGGACTATTGATGTAAAGGTTAATCGTTTCAATACCATCACCTAATTCATCCAGTTCATTTTTAAAAGTAATAGACGATACCTCGCCATACTCTTCCCATGCATACTTTGTAATTTCTCCATAAATAAAAACATCAGCCGTTTTACCATTGGCGGATGCTTTCATTTGGAAAAACTTATTCTGTTTGTTCTTTGCCACTGTTTTTCACCCCCTTTCGTTGAGTTGGCTCCATATCAATTGGATATAAATCACCGCTTACCCAAAGTTTCGAAGCATTACCACCAACAGGTGGTTCGTCTTCTTTTTGGCGCACATCATCTTGTGATAACCATCCGCTCCTAATTGCCGCTTGATAATACGCTGTTCTTGAAGCTGTATCACCTCTTAATAGCCCTCCAAGATTGAATTTAAAGTAATGTCCCTCTTGGCGTTCTTTTTTATTTAGCAACTTACGATTCATTTCTTGCTCATACTGACGAACAATGGGCGTTAGAGTCATTTGAACAAATTGAATCATCAACTGTTCATTACTGCTATAGCTTTGTCCTTCAGTGTCATTTAAAAATGTGACCGGAACATTAAAAACGTTAGCAACTCGTGAACGTGTAATTCGTTCTGATGCTAACGTGTCTGAAGCAAAGTATTTCCGCTCCATTTCATCTATATTTACACCTGGTTCTCTAAATAAAATACCGCCATTTTCTTGGTAAAAACGTCTAAAGTCATCAATAATCCTTTGTCTCTTATCACTATCCACGTTCGCTCCATACTCCAAAATAAAACTATCCTTTTTCTGCATTTCTGACAAACTAAATTCTTGTACTGCCTTATCATATTCAAGAGTATTTCGCAAAACATCAATTGGACAAATACCTTTCCATCTTGAAATACCTGTGATGTGCTTGACATGAAACATGTTCATATTGTGGATGTAATACGTACCTTCAATTCCACGTACCTCATACCACAAATTATTATCATCCCTATTTATAAAAGGTGTTACATAAGCGGATTCAATAGGGATTAATGCTTCCACTTGAAATCGAATATCACGAACGATAGCTGCATATCCATTTCCAGTTTCATTTCTTGAAACTTCAATTTTATTTATCCATTCAAATCCGGTCATGTTTGGATTGGGTTCATTCATCACAACATCAGACACTTGATTAAAAACAGTGTCATAATCCTTATAAAGCTTTAATGGCAAAGATGCTACCGTATTCGATAATCTACTAATTACACTGAAAATCGTCTCGTTTGTAGCTAATTTTGCATTATCAATACCCCAAAACTTTCTTCCAAACCATGAAGAGAAGTCAAATCCCGCGCCTTTCCACCCGGCGGCCGCACCTTTTAATGCTCCCTTCACACGATCTAACATTTTCAATTTCTCACCGCCCTTCTATTTAAAAAGATCGCTAACTGATACAAATTCAATATTTCCATCACCTTGTAACTGAGTTAACATCGGGATTACTTCTGTATGAGCATTTAGAAATGCTGCAAAACCATCAATTTTACGATATTTACTCTGTTTCGAAGGTAAAAAGTTTCCATTCCGATCTTCCACAAGCTTTACATTGTTCATATACCAACGGAAAAGACGGTTTTTATTACTGATTATTTTGCCATCCAATAACAATTCTTTTACATCTTTTAATGCCGGACTTAAAGTTAAATGCCCCTGCCGAACTGGTTCTGTTTCAAATCCATATGCTTTCAAATCTTCATTTAAACGATAAGCATTTGCCGGATCATAAGTGATTTTCTTTATGAAATACTTTTCGGATTGCTTAACAAACCAATCATAAACATACTCGTATTTCACATATTCACCAGGAATAATAGTTAACCAACCTTTATCTTTAAACTCTTTATATTCGATGTCCTCATTATCACGGTCAACTTTAGCTTGCGGAACCCAACTATGAGATAGCACAAAAACCTTTCCATCATCTAAAGGAAACTCTAGACAAGCGCTTGTAAAATCTTCTGATGAAGACAAATCATAACCTGCAACACATTCTTTACCAGCTAATTCCTTTATATCAATAACTTCTTTATTTCTTTTTAATATCTCAATACCAACAAAGGACATTTCATCATTATCAACAAAGATGTTAAATTGTTTTGTAATCCAGTCGTATTTTTCAGCATCTGTATGTTTGTCTGTATTCCAATCATCAATAAGCGATGGAAGGTCTAGTGAAACTCCCATATTAGGATTTGCTTTAATCCATAGTTCAGGATTCTCAATTTCATCCACGCTATCCATTTCAGCCATGAAATAAAACTTTCTATCTTGGTCGATAACACCTTCCAACACATCAGTTGCAATTTCATAGTATTGAACAAGTGGTCCTTCAAGTTGATATCCTGCCGTAGTAATGTAAACAATCATGGGCTGTTTACGTGCGCCACGTGATTTTTTAATAACATTGATTAACTTAAAGTTTTTAAATTCATGTATTTCATCAAAAATACCAAGGTGTGTATTTAATCCGTCTAGTTTCTTACTATCCGATGCACGAGGTTCAATTTTAGAATGCGTTTTATCATGGAAAATCCCTTTCTGATTTTCACGTAAATGTTTCCGAAGAAGGGGTGATTTTTGAACCATTGCACGACTTTCATCAAATAATTCTCCCGCTTGTTGTTTTGTATTTGCCAAAACATAAACACGAGCACCTGGCTCGTTATCTTTTGCAACAGCATAATTGGACAAACCAGAAATCATTGTAGTTTTTCCGTTTTTACGTCCAATAAAAATAAGGCCCTCACGAAAGCGCCTGTAACCTGTATCTTTATGAACCCATCCATACAAAGAACCTATAACAAAGTGCTGCCACGGTTGAAGAACTAACCTTTTATAGTCACCTTTTGATGGGCGACAAAACTTTTCGATATATCGTATCGGTCTATGAGCTTTTTCTTCCTCAAAAACCCAAGGGAATTCCTCAGTCCCTTGTCTCTTCAAATCATTTAGATGACGTTGACAAGACAAGATATTTTTCTTACTAGCTATTATGTTTCCTTTCACAACTTGTTCTGCATACCAAGTTGTTCTTAGTTCAGGAGATGGATCTACCAAAATATAAAAATGCTGTATCTGTTCATTCCGCCAATTTTTATACCAATTCGCTATTTCAGATGGCTTAGAAGTTGTCGTAATCATCATCAGAATCTCCAGTTAACTCTTCTTGAAGCTTTTTTCTGCTTGCCCCAGTCAACCCTAGCTCTCCTAAATATTGACGAATCTGCTGTAAATACTTAGGTATCTCTGGTATCAAAGTGTGCTTAGTAAGATTTGTAGCACCTGCTTTATTTGTATACTCCATTGTCAGCCCTTCTTTTTTAACATTGGCCGCCATCTCCCTAAACATTTGATAACTGAAAGCAATCGCTTCAACTACAATGGGATCATTTTTATCTGCCTTACCTTCCACTTCTAGAACAGACCAAATACGAATCCAAGTGTCTTTTCCTACTTTTTTTAAATGAGTAGGTGGTTTCCTCTCTATCAATCCTTTATCCACGATATCACCTCACTTACATTTTATGGATAAAAAGTATTGACTCAAAAATAAAAAGCCCTTGTTTTCAGGGTTTACCCCCCTTTAGAAACACCACTTGCGCTACGTACGACGGAGGCATCCGGTCTGGGCAAAAACGGCTTTGTACTTTAAATGGTGGGGGGCTATATCAATTCTGTATTTGCTTTTGCTTTTACAATTGATATCTTTCGTTTTTTCTTCTTTTTCCCTCCACCCTTTTCAGGATGTTCTTTGTTATGACATGCATTACATAAACTAATTAAGTTATCTAAAGTTAATGCAAGTTCAGGATATTCACTTCTTTCTTTGATATGATGGACCATATCAGCAGGTACAGGTATCAATGGTTCATGATTCATACACTCTTGGCAACGGTAGCTGTCTCGTATCAGTGCGAGCTCTCTACACCTTCGCCAAGCTGTGCTATCATAGAACTTCTTCGCTTCTTTGACTCGTTTATATTTATCGTAGAACTTACGTTGTTGCTTAATTTTGTATTCATCATTCACAACAACCACCATCATATATGCGTTCAAGCATACGCTGATCAAACTCTAAAGATCTTTTATAACTCTCAATGTAAGCTGGATTGCAATTATTAATTAGCAAACAATACTTTTTCACTTTAGTTAAATCATATTTAATAGCCCATGTTTCTTCTGTTGTGTCATTGATTTGCACATCTTGCTTTAGCTTTAAGGCTTCAATTAATTCTTCAGTTGAGAACTTAGATAACAATTCTATTACACTTTTAAATTCAGCCTTCTGTTCATATACACCATCCATCTATCCTCACTCCTTATCGTTCCATATCGCCTTCAGTTGTTCCATCTCATTCTTTACTGACTTATCGATATCAATAGCACCTACACATTTTTCATCCGCGAATACATAAATTCCAGAATGAGTAAGCATTGTTCCTTTTTTGTCTGTTTTCATCCCTTTGTGATGCCCATCCGCATATCCACGCTCATACCCTAAGTTTTTACCTGCATCAAATCCTTTATCATGCGCTTCAGTTAGTAACTTGTTCAGTTGCTTTTCAGTTAATAGATTCAGTCCGAATAACTCCATCATTCATCCTCCTCAACATAAAAAAGCACCCGAATGGATGCTTTGCTAACGTTTACTTATTTATCTTTTAATTACGGTATGTGAAGTTTTATTCTTCGTTCAGCTAACAACCACGACAGACACTATTGGCAAACTTATCAGGTTTCCCTCATTCCATCTACCTAGGATGTTGTTAGCTCAAAGAAGAGCAAAAGCTCTCCTTATTAACGGTAACATCCAATCAGTACCATCTGCTGGTTTCGGATTTTATGTGCCGCAAATATAAAGCCGTTTAGAAATTTAGAAACAACATAGTGAGTTGTGTTTTCCGCCACTTCTCACACTACAAATATATCACGTTAAAAACCAAAACGTGTCCGTAAATAGTTCGCAAATAGTCCGCGAATAGTTCGCGAATAGTTCGCGTTTTATAAAAAGAAAAAAGCTACTTTATATAAGTAGCTTTTTAAAATAAAACTCATTACATTTCTTCGATTTTGTAGGCTGTTACATTCGCCAAGTTAACTTGAGTTTCATCGTTTCCAACCCAATTGCTCTTTTTAATCTCTTGGATTATGACGTTACGATTATCTGCACCTAGTAATACACTTCTTGAATGTTCTTTCTCAAAATAAAATGTAACTTTGAAATCCTTCATTTTTATGCCCTCCTTCCAATATTAACCTTTCTAATTATCTGTACAACTAATTTTTGTGTCAAATAAAATCTCATATATCATTCCAAATACTATAAAACGAATTAATGCTGTTTCATTTTTCAACCTATTTCACATAGTTTTCATCAAATATAGTCTTTAATCTCTTAAAATGAATTAGCTATAACCTAGATTGTGTTGAGTTAGCCTATCCTGTTTTTTCTTAGAGCTATCAAGCTTTCTAGCACTCCATCAAAATGAATTTGACACTTTCGGTTTAAAGCTAATTCAATAAGTGATAAAAAAATAAAGAAATTAGATTCTAAATTTCCTTTGGTAATCATTTAATGTATCTTGTTGGATTCCTATATATCTTAGAGTCTCTTTCTGATCTGTATGATTTAGCATTTGTTGTAAAGCAACTACATCTTTAAACTGTTTATAATGATGGTACCCATATGTTTTTCTAAGCGAATGAGTTCCAATACGTTCTAATCCGAATTCCTGTGCTGCCTGATTTAATATGACATATGCCATTGATCTTGTAATAGGCTTGTTCTTTCCATTCCTACTTTTAATGAGAAATTCATTTTTTAGCTTTCCTTTTGTATAATCCCTTAATGCTTTCTTTAAATCAGAAGGCATTTTTACATCTTTAATCTTATTAGTTTTCTTTTCACGAATAAAAATATTCCACCCTTCAACGTCACGCACTCGCAAACGTAAAATATCTGAAATTCGTAATCCTGTATTAATACCAAGAAGGAACAGAATGTAATTACGCTCATTCTGTTCCTTAAAATATTCTTTTAGTTCTTTAATCATTTCCTTGTCTCTAATCGGCTGTACAATGTTCATACTATTTCTACCTCTTCATTTTGCGCCTTTTGTTTAAACACTTCTTTTCGCAAACTGAAGGCTAAACGTAATAAAGCTTTTCCTTTCACTTTATAATACGTGGTTCTACCTAATCTCACTTCATCCATAATGTCTGGATCGTAACCCTTCTCTTCCTCCATATAATACATATGAATAATTTGTCTTTCTCTTTTGGGTAGCCTGTTAACAGCTCTATGAACCCAATTCATAAATTTATCTCTAGCCATCTCATATTGTAACCTTTCAATCGCTATGTTTTCGGTAGCACTGTTGAATTCATTCGTTACAGATGGAGGAACAATTGAATAAGATGCAGTTACTTTAGGTAAAATATCACTTGGCATTTGAGATAAATACATACGATACTCCTCAAACACTTTTTCAACTTCATTTTTTGTCTCTTCTTCATCTAAAACAGGCATTTTAAATGATAATTGTTTATTCATATTAAATTCCTCCATTGTTATTATTTTTGTCTTAAGGCTCCACGTCTGCGTTCATAACGTGGTCCATGAACTCCCATTAGCTCTTCAATTTCACGAGTACTAAATTTTTCTTTTCGCTTTTTCTTACTTTTCTTCTTTGCTTGTTTTGATTGCCTTTTCCACTCACGCAGCTGATCCTTTAACACCTTCATTTCCCCATCTCCCTTTTCAATATAAAAAGGACACCTATTCCTAAAACAGCTTTAATTGCTGCTTTAATGAATTGGTGTCCTCTAGTTTTCTAGCCGGACTATATTCTTTTTTCTTATTGCTTATCTAAAATCTCATTTATACCATTGTCTAACAATGCATCTTCAACTTCTTTATGCCAATAAACATCATTAAATTTCTGCAAATTATCATTTAAAATGGATTCAACCAAAATGCTATTCAATAACGCTTTTGTCTTGTCGCACCCTATTAATTTCACACTCGTAATGATATCATGCTTTTTCTCTCTAATACTTAGGGCCAAATCGGTCACTTCTTTATATAATTCTCTTTTCTTAGTATCAATAATCTTCTTTTCAATTAAACTCAATTTTTCTTTATTCATATTTACAACCTCTTTCTAAAAAGATTATTTTGTTGAGTTTCTTTTGTATGGGACCGTAACCGTAGCACTAAATGAACTGTCAGGGCTCCCCCAATCCATCCCTATTACCGTTTGTTTATGCTGTTCAATTCCGGCGACAAAACCATCTACAAGTTCTTGTCCTAATTCTCTGCCTTCCCTCGTTGTCATTGGATAAATCGGTGTCCCATCATCAAGAAACATGATTGGTTTTCTATTTTTGCTATATTTACGCTCTTTATTATTTCTCCCAATTGTAAGGCGAAATATATCTTTTACTTTCCACATTTTTTCTACCCCCTGAATAAAACTCAATATTTCGTCAATACTGTAGACACATGGTTATCCTTTCTCTGTTTTCCAGTACCCGAGCAGTTAGCTTTTGCTAGCTGCTTTTTTATGCAAATTCCGAAGTGATTAATATCGTTGTATTTCTCAAAGAATCGAACGTTTCTTGTATTTCTTCATTAGATTGACCATCACTTTCCGTTAAAACTGCTTTTGCGTATTTCATAAATGCGCTAATCGAATCTACCTCTTTTGGATTACCTTCTTCTTTTACTTGTTCAGCTGATTCACCCGCGACTTCTTCCGCGTATATTTCACAAGCCACATCAACTGATTCAGCAACCACCAACGCCCAATATTCATGTTTATCAAACTCAAAGTATTTCATATCCATTCCCCTTTTCTACAAAATGAAATTTTTATACTAATCTTCTAAATAACCCATTCGTTCGCCAATAAACCTTGCTATATTAACAGTTAATCCGTTACCAGCCTGTGCATATAATTGATTCGATGACGTTACTTCTTTTGCTCGATCAAAGTAATCATCCGGTATCCCTTGTAATCTCCATGATTCTCTTTCAGTGAGCCAGTATAACTTTCCGTCACGTAAAGTAACTTGCTCCCTGGATCTAAGTAATGTTTGGGCCACACCATGACCTATGCGGCCCCTTCTTGTTTTAGATTTCGGATTCGATATATTAATAGCGTCACCAACAACGCCGATGTCATATCCTTGCTTAGTAGCTTGTCTTACTTTCACATATTCTTTCGTTACTTCTAAAATGCAGCTGTTCTTTTCTGTATCAACTAAATATTCGTCTGACACCTGATCCTCTAAGATATCCTGCAATGAAGATTCTTTTCCTTCTTTGAGGGATTCCAACCTCTGTTGAGGTGATAACATCCCATTCCGCATCATACCCGACTCCATCCATTTCAGTGAGAATACGGGCAAAGTCCCATCCTTTATTGACTGATAATGTGTTATCAACGTTTTCAAAGAGCAGGTAGGCAGGTTTTTTATGTTCAGGTATTTCTTTGATGAGCCGGATAACTTCTGTAAATAGTCCTGATTTTTCTCCTGCAAGTCCTTTTTGTTTTCCGTTTTTGGAAATATCGGTACAAGGAAACCCTGCTGTCCAAATATCAGCCCTCGGAATAGTAGTTCCTTTTGCATTTCTGATATCATGTTCCGTCCACTCTCCTTCTATGTCATGCATTGCTTCATATGTTGTTCTTGCAGGTTTATTCCATTCACAGAAACCAACACATGTATGTCCGGCTTGTTCTAATCCGATTCTCATCATGCCCACACCTGCGAATAAATCTATAAAAGTAAGACTCATCTTCTCACCTCGCTTTCTACTAAAATGAAGTTTTTATTAAGAACGATTTTTGATAGCTAGAAATACAAATAACGGCCAAATTAAGATTACAGGCAGTGCATATTCTAATATCATTCCACCCCAAGGATCTGATGTAACCGCCCAGACTAATAACCCAACACCAATTGTTAGATAAACAACTATTCCAATGACTATCCAAAATATCAAAGTGTATCATCCCCCCACCCTTGATACTTTCTGAATAATTCAGCCATTGTCATATTGTTATGTTTTGCTAAATCTTTAGTTAGGGCACATACGTTTTTAAAAGATGTACATCCTTTTTCTATATCGAGATATTCTAGCAAATTAACATGCTGACCATTAAAATATGGTCCCTCACCGTCATTAACTTCTTCCGCCCAACAAAATAGCCTTTGATTATTAACTGTTATCGTGACATTCGGTATACCTTGATTACTTCCCTCACACCAACGCCAACCGCCGCTTTCCCAATAACCATCATTCGTATCTCTTTTGCTTGCATCATCACTTAGTATCTTAAAATCCTCTTCCGAAACTTCATATACTTGATATAATGTTGTTTCGTCACCGTATGTTCGTGTAGCATTAACCCCCAATCTTTTTAAATCTTCAGTTATGTTTCCTTGTACTAATATTTCTTCCATTTTAATTTCCTTAGTTAAATTAACAGTTCCGATTTCCTCATAGGGTTGTACTTTGTAACCTTTTTTTTGTAGAATTTTCAATACTTCTTGTGTATCCTTCCATGCTGCTGTACCTTGTCCAAACTTAATAGTCACTGTATTCATTTTCATTCTCCTTTTCTAATAAAATAGCGTTTTTATAACAAATTACTTGTCTTTATATTCCATCTCCACAAATTCAGCATCCTTAATTTTGGTCTGTAATTCTTCTTCCAGATAATAAAATACCGCTTCTTCTCCACCTTGCTCCCTTACATACGAAACCCAATTTTTCTGCGAATCATTTAATTCAAGTTTTATTGTCGCTTTAACAATCATTGTGATCTCACTCCGATCCATAAAATAACGATTTTATTAATCCTTGACCTTATCATCACTTTTTAACAAATTATTCTTTTTGCCCCAATCCTTTAGTTCGCCGTCCTTTAGATCCGATTCTTTAAATTTAAAACCGTTATACCCTACATTTAATCGAAGTACCATTTTATCGATATCTAATTGATTCATTGATAGCCACTCACTTTCTTATAAGATAAAGATTTTATACAATTTCTATAGCTAGTTTTTTCTTTTTCTCAGTTAAGTATTTTGACTTCACTGTCTTACGATCTACAGGAAGTACTTTACTTGCCATAAACGAAACTTCGATATCAGTTCCTTTTAATACGATATCCGTATACTCTAAAATCTTGTATCTTTCTCCTTCATAATCAAACGTCCTTCCTAATTGGACATGTTCAAAGCTGGCATCATATTTATATTGAACATAAGCTTCTTCCAAACCATATTCAGGGTGCGCCGCCTGTTTCGAAATAAAGTTATGATTCTCCATATCCTGTACTGTGTACCATATAGAAATTCGATTTCCGATGACCTGAAAATTCTCAATGCCAATTATTAAATAAGGTTTTCCTTTGTACTCTGTGATTTCCCCAATTCGTTGGGGTGCTCGGAATAATTTAGTAGTTTGTTTTATAGAAGTAATTAAGCGGCCCATACTGCCATATTCACCTCCTACTTACCAAATAAGAATTTTATTAAATTACTTTCCTTTGTTTCCGTACGCTAGCTTGTCATAGCATGTTTCACAATAATGATCTCCAGATTCCGTTTTTACACCGATGTTGATTACCTTATCGCACTCTTCACATAATACATCCCAATTTTCACGTTCTCTCATAATTTCCATCCCCTTTTTTATTCAAATAACTATTTTGTTTAAATTTCATGTAATTCGCCAAGATAGGCTGTAACATATCGAATGTGCGCTTCTTTGTTTCTTCTCCCGTTCCAAGTTTCCATTCCTGTAATTCGTATGCTCGGAAATCTTTCTTCTAAAAGTTGTACCAGTAATTTCTTGTTTGTATCATTGTCAGCAAGATGTGCTTCTCTATCTTCCTCCGTGAAAATAAATCCTTTATCGCGAAGTTGTTGTATTTTATCTGCATCTTCTTCCTTATCAGATACAGGTGTACTACTTAATAATCTTGCAAGCCTACCTAATTGAAACCCGAACTTTATATCTAATCCGCCCCATTTGCTAAAGCTCATTTCCGAAATGTAGTTGAACCCTAGTTCGTCCCACCATTCATCAATCTTCCGAGTTAAACCAGACAATTGCTCTTTTAAACCATCGATCGGTTTCATATCAGCCATTTGTCGTTCCAAGTCGTGAATACGCATATTAGCATTACGAATTTCCGCATAACGTTTTTCTTTTTCTTTCGCTAAATCTGAATCATAATCAGTTGCTTTTGCTACATTTGAAATATGACTTTCTGATAAAGAAATGAGAGTACCTTTCATTTCTTCGGTTAATGTATCTTGTGATAACCATTCATGCATTTGTTTTGCTGCAAAGAATAAATCCTTTAAACCTTTTAGCGCTACCGCCTTTTGATCTGCGTTTAAAACAACTAATTTTTCTTGGTTTTCCATTTCTCATTCCCCTTTTCTATTTAAATAACGCTTTTGCTTAGTTTTACTCTTCAAAACTTCATCATACAAACTCATAAAAGTAGTTTATTTATTACTTGTCTGCAACTTAATATCTGGAATAATTTCTTCCGGTCTAAACAGTACTTTGTAATGGTATGCATCTTCGTACTTAGCATCTGTTTGTTCTATGAAGTAACTTACATTATCACTTAATCCAAGGTAATGTTTTTTATATTTACCATCACCAGTTTTGCAAGTTACAGTTATCTTCTTCCCATCACCAGCGTCTAAAGCGCATAATCCCTCAATACTTAAAAGGTATTTATCAGTTATACCATTGAAGAACACTACTCTTCGTTGAACCTCAAATGAATCAGCTGATTTAGATAAATTTTGTGAAACTGTATCTGCTTCTGTACTACAACCTGCTAAACCCGTTATTGCCATAATAGACATTAAACCTGCAATTATTTTCTTTTTCATTTTCCACTCCCCATTTCTTATAAAATTCAAATTTGGTCTTAATATCCGTTATCCTGGCGTTGGTGGTTCACTTCATTCTTTTTGTAATAGCCTTGCTCAATTTCTTCAAACGTGAACCCTAATTTCTTACCTAAACCTAAGAATGAGTACAATAATTCTTCATAAAGCTCCATGTCTTGAGTTGCACGAAATTCCGATACAGCTTCATATACATTGTTAAATTGATTGACTAACGTACTTGCGGTATAAACGTTTGCATTATGTTCTAATAATTTCAGGCTATATTCATTAGGATTAAATCCGGTGCCGTTCCCTAATGAAGCTATAAAATGAAATCCATCTACATACTCCATTAAAATAACTTCTTTTTCACTAGGACCTTTATTGCTCCAATGTTTAAAGCATCTGGTTTCATTTGCAAGCTCTCCAATTTCAACCTGTAAAGCAAGGATCATATTGTAAAATAAATTTTGACCTTCCAATCCATGTTCCTTGACGATTCTTACGTCTAATACCTTTTGCATTCCGAATATTTTAGTTAAGTTCATTTTCATTCGCTCCCTCACCGATTTAATTAAGCAACTCTATTTTCCGTTTCTAGTAAACAATTAAGCATGTATTCTAAACCGAACTGATCCAGTATTAATGTTGCTAATTCAATTTGATGCCTTCCCAATCTGTTAGCTATATCCTCAATACTGAATCTTTTTTTCCATAAATCCTTAAAATGTTCTATATCGTCTTCATTCCATATAAAATCTACTTCTTCTAAAGCAATATAGACATATGGCGGTATTTCTTCTTTCTTTTTATTCCGAATACTCTTGTCACCAATTTCTCCTAAACCCATTTTCCGATTATGGATTTTAAACTTATCAACTTGATCTACAATAAGTGCTGCTACTTCTATTTGCTTTCTTTTAAACCTTTTGGAAATCTCTAAAAGAGTACAGTTACTATTCCAAAGTTCCCGAAATTGGAATACCTCTCTTTGATCCCATAAGAAATCAACTTCTTCTAAAGCAACATGAACTTTAAAAGCCGACATTTCATACACTCCTTTTAAAAGCTAATTAATCAATTTTTTCATTAGAAGTAGTTTTGACATGCCCAACCTTGCCGTTAACCCAAATTACAATTTGCTCCCCAAAACCGCTTTCTGGTGGATTAAATGAAAGGACTTCTCCATTCTTTACCACAAGAAGTTTATTATTTGTAACATCAATCTCTTTTTTCATATGTCCATCTCCCTTTTACTACCGCATGTACTCGACAACATCAGGTTTAAATCCACTTCCTAAATAAATCCGTACTGGAATTGCTTCTTTTTTATCCCTTGCTGCCTTACACAATTCTTCCGCTGTTTCCCAGTTGAAAAGCTTATCTACAGCTCTTTGAAATCTCCAAATTGCCATTGTATATTGTTCAAATATGTCATAACGATCATCTTGTTTAGTTGTGCGTGGTAATTCATCCGTGCACTTTGCATTTCTTGGAACTTGGACACGTACATCTGCATATGTAACGCGTCCAGTTCCTTTCTTAACATTGGCTTTCATTACATCGAACTCACAAATTGCTGGTTCTACATCGAAAATATTTAATTGCTTAGGCATGTACCTTCACACTCTTTTCAAGAATGTCCAGTAACTCATTTGCACCTTCCTTACTCAAAAACATTCGACCATCTAGCAACTCCAAGTTTGTTTCGGAAACTTCACCCGTTACAAAGCATGACTTTTCTTGTTTTCTCAAAATGACATTTTCCCCATCAACTTGAAAGTCTAGTGCTGTACCTTCAGCAATCCCCAAAGTTCTGCGTAACTCAACCGGAATTACTACACGCCCTAGCTCGTCCACTTTTCTTGCAACACCTGTGTTTTTCATAACTTGCTCCCCCTTGTTAACTTACTTTTTGTTGTTGATTACGTTGTAACTCTTGCTTCATTGACTCAAATTTTATTAACCATGCTTCCCAGCGCTTATCATTTTCTTGTTGCTGTTGCTTTGCCACTTCACAATTACAACCGTTTGTTTCAGTTACACCTGGATAAAGTTTTTTACGAATAATTCCTGTATTACGGCATAATGCACACATGCTTATACCTCCTTTTTAAAATTGCGTAATCTATAATTATCCCCATGCATTTCTAACATTTCAGCGTTTTCCATCATCCGACTAAAATCACGTTCTCCATACATTCCTGCTAATTCACCAATCGTAAAATTAGTAGTAAATAAAGTACTTTTACCTATACGGCTATCTACAATTTCATTAGTCTTCGTTTGTTTCCAAGTGACGCCTTCTTTATCTTTCTCCGTGAATTCCGCTCCAAAGTCATCGATAATCAATACATCAACTTTTGCTAGAAGGGACATAAGCTTGTCCTCTGTCATTTCACTGTTTTTATTCCACGTGGATTTAATTTTGGTAAAGAGCTTATTCATTTGAATAAACATTGCACTGTGACCCTTTTTCATAAGTTCTTTAGTGGCTGCCACACACAAATGACTTTTTCCTACTCCATAATCCCCTGTTATTATCATGCTTGTTGGTTCTTCTTTATTAAATGAAGCGACAAAATTCATAATTGTTTCTTTCGCATCAGCTAAGTCCCTTTTGGTTGGTACATAATTTTCAAATGTAGCTTTTTTAAGTTTGTCATTTATTAAGCTGTTATCAGCAAATGAATCATATAAATGAATGATTTCATTCTTCTTTTTTATAGCTAGTGTCTCTATAGCTAATTTCTGATCTTCTTTTTCTACCGATCTACATTGAGGACAAAATTCCTCATTTGTTTCTATATCTATCAACATGCGTTTACTGCAAACATCTTTAAAATTTTCTTTTCCTACTAAAAAGACATTCGTGCATCTATTAGGCGACAATACATATCTTTGACTAGCGTTTCTTGAAGTCGTATTTGTCGATGAATCCACTATCTTTTTGATTGCTTGCATTATTTGGACCTCCTTTAAATATTCCTTTTCGTTGTACAGGTTTTTCATTTAAATAACTTTCAAATTTAGTTCCAAATAATGTGATAGGTCTTAAATATCCGCTCATTTCTGTATTATCAATCCACTGTGAAGTCTTAATGTCAATTACCTGTTGGAAATGAGTTAATCCGAACCCTTCTTTCCATCTTGCTTTGATTAGTTCCTGTGTTTTTTTAGATGCATGTTTATAATTGGTTTTTGCTTTCATGTTGAGATAATCAACAATCTCTTGATATGGAATAGATTGAACGATGTCCTGAGATTTTTCAGGACTATATTCTTTTTGTATTTCTTTATCTAAATCTTTATCTAAATCTTTATCTATGTCCGTGACTATAACGTGACCTGTCCCGTGACTGTCCTGTGACATACCCAATTTCAACTGTTTTTGTTTGGCTCTTTGCTTTTGTTTGCGTAATCTATCTTGTTCTTTAATTTGTTCTAACTTATCTAAACTCTGATGTTTTCCCCAATTAACAACATTAATGTAATGATTTTCATCGATATGAATCATTCCGAATTTTTGAAATGTGCTTAGTGCCATCCGAACTGTATTCAATGGTCTATTAAAAATAGTTGCTAGCATATCTTCTGTATAAGGTATATTTTCATTTAGAAAGATGTACCCACTTGCATTTATCTTTCCTGCTTGAGCTAATAACTTGACCCAAATAATTAGTAATGTATCTGCTTCTGGCATACTTTCAATAATTCGGATTTTTTCATCTTCAAACATGGTAGTTGAAAGTTTAATCCATTTTACGTTTACTTCAGACATATCCCTTACCTCCTTATGCAAACCGCAATATGTGCTTGTCCACTTTTGATAATTCGTTGAATTTCATAATGCGGATAACCAACACTGAAATACTGTTTGATCATTTGTTTTAATTCTTCATTGCTTTCTGCTAAGTCCCAGAATTTATTAGGTAATAGCACTTGATATTCAATTAAATCCATGTACTATTTCCCTACTTTCCGTGATATACTGATAACAAGTGTTTTTTCAAAGGGACCCACTGTCATGGGTCTTTTTATTTTCTTCTACATCACTCCAAGCCCATGTTTTTATTGGTTTGTAAGTTTTGTAATACAACCATGAACCGCAAACAATTACCATTGCGAATATAACTAACGATGTTGTATCTTCCACTAAATCACCTCCTTATTTATCAAACGGTAATTTTATCGAAAATCCGAAATTTAATTTTAACTAACATTTGCTCCCACCTTTTGTGCTTCCACCCATTTAAGAAAATCTTCCGCTTTAACACGTTTGCTTTTTCCGATTACGATTGTGGGAAAATCTTTTCTCTTCATAAGCGCATATGCAGACGATTTAGAAATGTTTAAAAATTCTTGTACATCCTCCGCCTTCATTGAGAATGGTAATTGCTTTATTTGGTACATGCTTTTCACTCCAATCATTTTTTAAAAATATAAATATGGACACACTATCATGTAGTGTCGCCCTTAGTATGTAGTCTTCAGGGCGACTTTAATTGTAAAAAAAAACTCACTCACTTTATTAAATCGCTAATTGGTACACCATAAAGCTCTGAAAGTTTTTTTAATTTCTCTACTGATAAACCTGATTCACCTTTTTCAACATTATGATATGAACGTTTAAATTTCAGACCTAAAGCTTTTGAAACATAGTCTAAAGAGTGTCCATTTTCTTGTCGTAAAGATTTAATTCTTTGTGTATTTAGCATTTTAAGTCACCACCTTCAACTTCTAAATTTAGTATAACCAAAAGTAGCCCTCAAGGCAACAATTTATTTTTAAAAATTTATTTTTTATTTTTGCGTTGCCAATAGGGCTACTGATTGATACATTTAGACTAGATACTTTTTTACAAGTAGCGGGAAAGGATGTTATAGATGAATATCATAGGGGAGAGAATATTTGAGTTAAGAAAAGAAAAGAAGCTAACTCAAGAAAAAATAGGCGAAAACATTGGTGTTAGCAAACAAACTGTTTCTAAATATGAAAAAGGGACGAAAATCCCTTCACGTGAGAACATTGAAAAATTAGCTGATTTCTTCAATGTACCCACTGACTTTTTGTTAGGGAAAAGTGATAGCACCATTAAAAGTAGCAATAATATAAAAGAAATATTTGAAAGTGACGAATTACATTGGGATGGAAGAAAACTGTCTCCTGACGAGATCGAAAGTGTCAAAGCACTTTTAGAAGTAGCTATCCAAAGAATGTTAAAACAAGAAAAAAAGGATTAGCATGAGGCTAGTCCTTTTTTTGGTTCCATTAGCTGTATGACTTCACTTAATTCATTATCAGTAATGAATCCTTGTTTATGTATTTCTTCCAAAGCATGAAGAGTATCATTTTCTGAGACCTTATCCCCCAATAAATATTTAATCATGGATTTTATTTTATCTTCCCCACTTATTAACAACACGAACTCCTCCATCCCAATAACTATGTGATTTATTTAACAAACTGTGCATTTTTGTAACTAAATTCAAAAATGCATATCCCCTAAAAAGTACTCAAGACGCTACCTATTGGTAGCGTCTTGAAAAAATAAAATTTATTTTTTAATGCGTTCCTGGATCAGCCATTAAATATACTGTTTCTGCCTTACTCAAATGCACTTGTGAAGTATCTTTATTTTGTTCTACTGCTCCTAACAATCCAAAAACAAATACCATTGTAAGAATAATTTTTTTCAACCTACTTCACTCCCTCTTTAATCAATACACGTGTAATCAGATTTGAATAGAATACATTTCCATTATTTGCAAATTTTTCTAAAGCCTCTTTAAGAATCATTATATCATTTCTATCTATAAAAAATAAATAATATAATTTAAATGCAGACAAAGTTTTTCCTTGTCTTTTTAAGTTTTCAAAATAAGCTTTAGCTTTATCCCCAGATCCAAATTTAGCATCAAAGAATGCTCTTTCTGCTTCACCCACAAAATTCCAATCTATTTTATCTAAATTTATTCCATATTCAATTCGTAAAAAAGCTAATGTGCTATGTACTGCACGATACAATTTACTATAAGCAGTAATACCTAATCTTTTTATTAACTTTAAACTTTCCAAAAAGTACATTTCTGCCTGCAAAGGGTTTTCAAATACAAAAGATTCAGCTAAGCAACTCAATGCTTTTGCCTTTATAACTGAATCTTCTGGAGCTGATTTTATAATGCTATTACAAATGTCCCTGCATTCTTTTATTTTATTACTAAACAAATTTATGTGAGCCTTGCGATCATCATGTTGTAAATCCAAATGTTTTTTTATAAATAAATTTTCTACTAATGGTAAGTTTTGATCAATCTTTTTAGAATACGGGACCATAGCCATAAAATTACTACTATCATACAGTGCAAAGCCATGTAACATGTCTACAACTATTTGATAGTCAACATTTTTAGAGTAGGATAATTCATCTAATTTTTGTTGTAACTCTTCTCCTTCTAACTTGCTCAAATTTCTTTGATTGTATAAATCATACAAATTTAGATATTTGTTTATTTTCCCTTTCTTATCACTGTTAATATGTTTTTTAATTAATTTTTTCATCAATTGATACTCACCGACTGTTTGACAATAAGAAAGTGCTTTTCTTATGTTTAAATCACTCTCACAAACCAATATAAAATCTCTAATTTTCTTTCTACGCTCCGTCCAGCTTGGATACAAGTCGGGAGCAATCAATAAAAATGACTCTAACTTCATTTCTTTAATTTTTCCGTTTAGTATCCTATTAAGATTAGTTCTATCTATCTCTGCTTTTTTAGCTAATGTACCAACGTCCAACTTAACATAATTGATATGTTCTTGTAAGTTCTTCATAAAGATCTGCATTTTAAAATTCCCTCCTAAATCAGAACCCAAAACACATCCCTTATTTCTCAATAGGAAAATGAACCATAATTCTCTTTGCTCTTACGAAGTATGATATACTATGTACTGACTCATGGAAGTTTTTCCCTATCTAGGTTAGGGTGAAATGTTATAAATGTGTGGCCTCACATTTATAACACCGTGGGTCTTTTTTATTCCTTTTTTTTATTAAATTCAGTTTATCATAAGATTTAAAATGTTCGTTCCAATTATAGTCAAATCATATTGAGAAAGTTTTTTTAAAAAAATCTATTTTTTCACTAAGAATATTTTACCACCAAAAGAACGTTTGTTCTATATATTTTCAAGCGCTCTATCAATTTATGTGACAATTACTATTATACAGACAAAATCCATGACATATATAGTCTAAAAATTCTCATGTATTTATACTGAAACTATGAATACATTTGGAGAAAATTTAAAAAAGTTTAGAGCAAGTCGTTCCCTTACTCAATCAGAGTTTGGTGAAAAAGTGCAATTAAGTCGTAGTCAGGTTGGCAATTTAGAGATTAATTATAATCAGCCTGATCTCGACACTTTGAATCGTATTGCATCATATCTAGGTGTATCTGTTGATGCTTTAATGGGAAGAACAACTACACCAAACGAGGAAAATATAACAAATGCTCTCAATGAGATTCAAACGGTTTTCGCAGGCCTAGATGAGTCTCATAGAGAGCAATTCTGCAAGCAACTCGTATTATATGCAAAGTTTCTTAAAAATCATAACGAGCTGTTATGATTTGATTTTAGAAGAAATGTTTTCCAATCGCAACGGTAAAAATTAACAAATTTTTATCAAAAAAAAGAGAGCACTTAGCTCTCTTTTTTATATTCCCGTTCCTGGGTCTTTCATGTATCCTCCACCTGCACCAGGATCATACATACCCATTCCACCACCTGGGTCTTTGGTATATCCTCCGCCCGGATTCTGATTATATTTCAATTGATTACCACCTAAACCACCTGGGTCAAAGTCATCCCTTTTCAT